GTTGATTGATAAGATAAAAGAATTAGAAAAAAAATAGATTATGACAAGAAAAAGACAAACAAAAGCCGAAATATTAGCGGCTAAAAGCGAAGGATTAGGAGACACAGTAGAAAAGGTTTTAGAAGCTACTGGAATATCAAAGGTGGCTAAATGGTTACTTGGTGAAGATTGCGGTTGCGACGAACGCAAAGCAAAGTTAAACGAGTTATTTCCGTATCGTAAACCGTTATGCCTACAAAAAGACGAATACGAATATTTAAAAGAATGGTATTCTGAAACACGTTATTCAATGAAGCCTACCGAACAAAAGGAACTATTAAGAATTTATAATAGAGTATTTAAAGTAAATATGCAACCAACTTCTTGTGGTTCGTGTCTACGTGATGTAATGAATAAATTAGAGATATTATTTAACACGTACGATGCAAATAGTTAAGATAAGTGAGGTTAAACCCAACCCGAAGAACCCAAGGATAATAAAAGACGGAAAATTTCAAAAGTTAGTTAAGTCTATTCAAGAATTTCCTGATATGCTAAATAAACGCCCGTTAGTGGTTTTTACCGACGTGGACAATAAATACGTTGTCTTAGGTGGTAATATGCGTTTAAAAGCGTTAAATGAATTAAAATACAAAGAAATTCCTGTTATTGTTGCAGATGAGTGGACGGAAGAACAAAAAGCAGAGTTTTTAATAAAAGACAATGTAGGTTTTGGAGAATGGGACTGGGATTCGTTAGCAAATGAATGGGATGCGGAAAATTTAGACGACTGGGGGCTGGATATTCCTAATTTTAACAATGTAGATTATTCAGAAAAAAACGAAGAAATTGATATTGATAGTTTAGATGAAACAATGACTATTAAATTAAACTTTACTGAAACTGAATATTGGACTGTTAAACAACAATTATCTGAAATAGCGGCAACCCCTGAACAAGCAATCTGGAAATTATTAGGCAATGAGTAAGCACAGATTTAATTATAAGTGGTATTTAAAAGACGGATACCCGCAAAAAAACGGATTAAAAGTATTTGGAACTTTTATTTGTGGTGGAGGTTCTACAATGGGTTATAAGTTAGCAGGCTTTGAACATTTAGGCGGCGTTGAGATAGACCCTCAAGTTGCTGATGTATATAAAACAAACCACGATCCGAAATATTTATTTGTTGAGGATATACGAGAATTTGCAAATAGAACTGAATTTTCTGAAGATTTATACGACCTTGATATTTTAGACGGTTCACCACCTTGTTCAAGTTTTTCAATGGCAGGTAACAGGGAAAAAGACTGGGGAAAAGAAAAGGTATTTCGTGAGGGACAAGCAAAGCAAAGATTAGACGACTTATTTTTTGATTATATAAAACTTGCAAAGAAATTACAGCCGAAAGTTGTTATTGCTGAAAACGTCAAAGGAATGTTACAAGGCAACGCAAAGACTTATGTAAAACGAGTAAAAGACGAATTTGAAAAGGCAGGATACAAAGTTCAATTATTTTTGTTAAATGCTGCATCAATGGGTGTACCTCAAAAACGCGAACGGGTATTTTTTATTTGTCAAAGAAATGATTTAAACTTTCCTAAATTAGAATTAAAGTTTAATGAAGATGCAATACCATTTGGAGTAATAGACAATAACATAAAAGATAAAAATATTTCTGATTATTATTTTGAATTATGGAATAAAAGAATAAAAACGGATAACGATTACGGCGACATAAAAAATAGAATTGAAGGTAAAATTTCATTGTTTTCAACTAAATTTATACATAATGAAAAGGTTGTTAATACAATAGTTAGTGGTTCTGATTATATTTTATTTAACGAACCAAGAAAACCAAATACAAATGAATTTTGTCAAATAGGAACGTTTCCACTTGATTACAACTTTAAAAAGATTGAACCAAAGTATTTAATTGGTATGTCAGTTCCTCCTGTAATGACTGCACAGATAGCAACTGAAATAAATAATCAATGGTTTAAATAAACAACGAATAAACAACGTACAATGGCAGGTAAAGGACAAATAGAACCACGTTGGGAAAAAGGCGAAAGCGGAAACCCCAACGGACGACCTAAGGGAGCAAAGAATAGAAGCACAATAGCAAAGTACTGGCTTGAGGTTAATCAAAAGTTAAAGAACCCTTTAACGGGTGCTGAAGAAACAATGTCACAAGAAGATTTAATGACTTTGGCGTTAATTAAAAAAGCACGTGAAGGAGATGTGGCAGCATATAAGGCTTTAATGGATTCAGGTTACGGTGCTCCATTACAACAAATTGAACAAACAGTTTTAGAACAACCAATTTTCCCTGATGTTTCTGCGGACGACTTCGACGAATAAAATACTCAAACTTAAAAAGCGAGTTCGTATTATTCAGGGTGGCACAAGTGCTGCCAAGACGTACGGTATATTATCCGTTTTAATAGCGCGTGCTTCTGCAATACACGGACTTGAAGTTAGCGTAGTTGCTGAAAGTATTCCGCATTTACGTAGGGGTGCTTTAAAAGACTTTATTAAGTTAATGAAGTGGATGAATAAATGGCACGAAAACCAATTTAACAAATCGTTATTAACCTATCAATTTTTAAACGGTAGTAGCTTTGAGTTTTTTAGTGCTGACGATTCAAGCAAATTAAGAGGTGCAAGGCGTGACGTTTTGTACATAAACGAATGTAACAACGTAACCTTTGAAAGCTACAACGAACTTGCAATACGTACAAAGAAAGCTATATATTTAGACTTCAACCCCGCTAATGAATTTTGGGTACATACTGAACTAAAAGACGAACAAGACAGCGACTTCTTAATTCTCACATATAAAGACAATGAAGCCCTTGATAACAGTATTGTACAACAAATAGAAAAGAACCGTTTAAAAGCTGAAACAAGCGCATACTGGGCGAACTGGTGGCGTGTATACGGATTAGGCGAAATAGGAATGTTAGAAGGTGTTATATTTAGCAATTGGAAAACTATTGATATACTACCTAAAGAAGCGAATTTAATAGGTATTGGATTAGACTTCGGGTATACAAATGATCCGACTGCAATAATAGAAATATACAATTACAACGGTCAACGAATAATAAACGAATTGAAGTATCAAACGGGAATGTTAAATAGCGATATTGCAAACGCACTACCGAAACACGTACCCGTTTACGCTGATTCAAGCGAACCGAAAAGTATTGAAGAAATAAAACGGTACGGAATAACAATTAAAGGCGTTACAAAGGGTAAGGATTCAATAAACTACGGAATAGATGTTATGCAACGTAATGAGTATTTAGTTACTTCAAATAGCACCAACCTAATTAAAGAACTTCGGGCGTATTGTTGGGACACGGATAAGCAAGGCACACGCCTAAACAAACCGATTGACACGAACAACCACGGTATTGACGCGCTTCGCTATCATGAAATGGAAACGTTAGGAATGAATAGTAACTACGGTAAGTATCACATTTGGTAAATAAATAATATTTCGTACCCGTTCAAGTATGCAAATAGTGTGAATTATATTTACAAACTACAAAAACACGAATTAAAAGTTAATATATAGAATGAAAACAGAAATTGTAATACCTACTTCATTAAGTGAAATTCCTTTAAAGAGCTACCAAGAATTTATGAAGGTAGTCGAAAAGTCAAACGACGATGAGTTCATAGGTCAAAAGACTATTGAAATATTTTGCGGTCTAAAAATGAAAGACGTTGTAAAAGTAAAATGGAGCGACGTTAAAAGCTTGACCCTACATTTAAACGAAATATTCAAAGCAAAGCCTAAATTTCAAGCTACGTTTAAAATTCAAGACACTGAGTTCGGGTTTATTCCTAATTTGGAGGATATGACTTTTGGGGAGTACATTGATTTAGAAAGTAATATTTCAAACGTAGAAACTTTTCACAAAGCAATGGCGGTAATGTACCGACCTATCACAAAGAAAGTAAAAGACCGATACGAAATATTTGAGTACAAAGGGACGGATGAATTCAGCGAGGTAATGAAGTACGCACCATTAAATGTTGTCTTAGGTGCAACGGTTTTTTTTTCGACTTTAGGAAGCGACTTAGTTCAACATACGCTTACCTCTTTGGAGACGGAGATAAAGAAGAATCCGAAGATAATGACTTTAGCGAAAGAACGCAATTTAATAAACGATGGGGATGGTACAATTCAATCTATGCGCTTTCTCAGGGAGACGTTACAAAGTTTGATGAAGTTACCCGACTGGGAGTTAGAAAGTGTCTTACCTATCTCACTTACGAAAGACAAAAACGAGAAATAGAAGAACGAGAATTAAAAAAAATACAAAGACATGGCTAATTATTACACTGTTTTAGATACGTTAAAAACAAACTTAGAAAACGATCCATTTGTAAACACGGTTACTCAAGGCGATATTTTTGCGGTTGATTTGGCAAAGCAAACAATATTCCCTTTAGTTCATATTATAGTAAATAACGCAACTTTTGAAAGTAATATAATTCGTTTTAACGTGAGTTTAATGGCAATGGATATTGTCAATAAGTCAAAAGACGAAGATACAAATATATTCGACGGTAACGATAATGAAATTTACGTACTTAATACAATGCTTTCAGTATTGAATAGGTTGTACGAAGAGCTTAGACGTGGCGACTTATTTACGGATGCGTTCCAAGTGGATGGTAACCCAACCTTAGAAGCCTTTGCCGAAAGATTTGAAAACTATTTAGCCGGGTGGACTATGACTGTTGATATTTTAGTTCCTAACGAAATGACTGTTTGTTAATGAGTGAAAGATTAAAAGCCTTAGAGAAGTTTCGTGATTTGGTAGTAGCTGAAGCAAAAGCCAATTTACAAAGGTTGGGTAAAAATTCAAGCGGTAAATTAAGCAATTCAATAAAAGGCGACGTTAAAGAGATGCCTAACTCGATTGGTGTTTATTTCGAGATGGAGCCGTACGGTAACTTTCAGGATAAAGGTGTTGACGGTAAACGAGTAAAACACGGTTCGCCTTATTCATATAAGGATAAAATGCCGCCACCAAGTAAGCTGGATAAGTGGATAGTTCGAAAAGGTATTGCACCACGTAACAACGGTAAATTTGCCGCACGTTCTGTTTCTGCTGCGGGCTTTAAAAAAAGTATTCAATTCTTAATTGCACGAAGTATTTATTTCAAAGGAATAAAACCAAGCCTATTTTTTACAAAGCCATTTGAAGCCGCCTACAAAACTTTACCTGACACGTTAATAGATAAGTACGGTTTGGATGCCGAACAGCTTTTAACACAAATATTAGATGAAAATTTAAAAACTAAAAAATGAGTATTTTTGCACGTTCACCTTATATAGTAGAAATATCCGAAACAGGACAAGACGGTTCTAAATTAGAAGTATTTATTTGGAACGGTACCGGGAGCGCACCAGCTTCGCCAACTTACACTTTGAGTAAATTAATACCAGCTTCAAACAACGTAAAGACGTATTACAATATTTCGCCTTACATTCGTGAGTATATCACTTGGAATACAAGACAAGAAATTTATAATACTTTTCCAGCAAGTCAAACTACGCAATGGTGTAACGTTCAATTGAAAAGATACAAATTAGACAGCGGAACTTACACGCTACTTAGTACAAATTCTTACGTAGCATACGACGGTTTTGGTTGGTATGAACAAGGGTATAATTACACGCCGACCTACGACATATTACACGACGAAGGGACGTTTTTTTATTACTACGATGGCACAAATCCAAGTACAAATTCAAGTAGAAGGGCTGGTCATATAATGGTTAAAACTGCGACAAGCTACAAAGCAAAATATACTAACTTGGCAACGGCTGCTACATTTACACAAAACTTAACAAACAATTCTATTTTAGACGTTCCTACCGTTTATGAAAATTATTACGCTGGCGGAAATAAATTAGAAATAATAATTAATATTTTAGGTACTGATGTAACTGTTTGGGAATCCAATTTTAAACCTTACGAAAATTGTCGCTATACGCCCGTTTTGTGCGACTTTGTAAATCGTTATGGGTGTTGGCAGCGTACTTGGTTTTTTGCAGCGTCTAACGATACATTTAGCGTTGAAAACACGGAATACAATTTAATGCAAAGCACGTTCCCGAATTATAATACTTTAGAAGGTCAACGCAAAGTATTTAATACAACGGCAAAACGTAGCATTAAAGTAAATACGGACTGGGTAACTGAAAGCTACAACGATTTATTGGAGCAGCTAATGACAAGCGAACGAATATTGTTAAACAGCTTACCCGTAAAGATTAACACAAAGTCAACGGAGCTATTCAAGAATATAAACCAAAAAATGATTAACTATTCTTTAGAGTTTGATTTTGCTTTTAATGCAATAAATAATGTTATATGAGGCAAGTACAAGTTTATATTGAAGGGCAAAAGGTTGAATTATTTGAAGATGAACAAATTAATGTTACTTCGAGCGTTCAAAACATTAACGATATTTCAAAAGTATTTACTGATTTCTCGCAGTCGTTTACGGTACCAGCTTCGACTGTTAACAATCAAATATTTAAACATTTTTACCAATCCGATATTGGCGATCCGTTAGACCCTACTACGTTATTCGATTACAATATTCGTAGGAGCGCATTAATAGAAATTGACTTAACTACTTTTAGACGTGGTAAAATATCAATTGAAAAGGCGAATATAAAAAACGGTCATGCGGAAAATTATCAGATTACTTTTTACGGCGAAATACGAACGCTCAAAGATTTATTTGGCGAAGATAAATTAAATTTATTAGATTTAAGCGCTTACGAATTCGAATTTACTGCGAATGAAATTTACCACCGTATAACTGACTTAACAACTGATTACGATGTTCGCTATCCGTTAATTGCAAGTAACCGAGTTTGGGAATATAGACACGGTACTGAAGACGTAACAAACAATGCGCACGCAATACATTACGATGAATTATTTCCAGCTATAAAAATAAGTAGGTTATTTCAAGCTATTGCAAATGATTACGGCGTTACTTTTACGGGGAACTTTT